TCTGACATTAGATTGTCTCCTTGTTGTTAATTGATTGGGATTAGCTTACTATTTCAGAGAAACTAGCACCAGTCCTAGTTGCAGTGAATGTTAGTGTAATAAAGTTAATCGACCTTGCTGGCTTCACGAATATCTCCGCGAAGAATTCCCCTCTATCTATAGCGTCAGCTGGGTTGTTTGTAGCATCGCAGACTACTAAGAAATCTACAATACCTCTCCTTGACTGGACGGAGCGGAGGAATGGCTCAACTATGTTTTTGAATTGTGCACGAGTAAACTCATCATTCAATTCAAATAGTTGATTCTTAGCAGCGACTGAGATTGACTCTTCCAAGACAAGGAATAAACGTCTAACGTTAATTCTGTCAAATGCGGAGGAGTATCCAAGTGCAGTCTTATCTCCGAAGAGGATAATTCCTTCACCTGGGAATGCTACTATTGGGTTAACCCTTGCAGCATATAGTCTGTCTCTATGGTCTTTTAGAGGAGAGTAAGCAAGTTTAATTGCGTTAAGAATATTTCCTCTGTTGAATCCTGCAGGAGAGAACCATGGCTCTTGATTAAGAGTTGTGCTTAATACAAGTCCTGCCATGTCACCGTTGCATGGAATGTAACGATATACATCGTTATACTTGTCGTAGATATACTTGTAGTTGTTATCAAATACAGCGTAAGATGTAGAAGATAACTGGTCGAAGAAATCTATAGTCTTAGTAACAATGTCTGCAGTGCTTGGTTGACCTATAACATCACCTCTATGTGGAGAGATAAATGCCATGCAGTCTTTTCTTGCTGCAGCGATTGAAATAACATGTTGTGCCTTTGCTATTGTTTCACCAACAGATGACATGCTAGACCCCATAAGGATATAGTCTACGTCAATAGTCTCAGCATCATTAAACAATGTATATGCTGCAAGTGTTTCTGGACGTGCGATAGAATATCCATCGACTCCACCTTGTAGTGCATATCTAATTGTTGCTTGATTTTTTGTGCCTATTAAAGGTTTTGCTTGAGGGTTAGTGCCTGTTGGGTCATCTAAATCATTGATTGATACAGAAGACTTGATAAGGTCAAACTCTCTGTTGATACCTGATAGACCAAAACCACCAGATGCATTTACATCTTTGTCATAAACTTCTCCTGTTTCATGACTACCCCAAAGAAGGTATTGTGATTTTGCTTTAACTACATCTTTATAATAGATGTTATCACCTTGAGGTGACTTAGCATCGGATGCTTTAGAAACATCTGTAAACTTCTCAACAACTGAGCCAGGTGTGCCTGTTAGCAATCCATCTCCATCAATAACCAAAATGTGCATTAGGTCATTGTGTCCGCCTCTTTCTGCAACCCATGCAGATGTTGTAGGACGTGCAGCAATGTTTTTCCACATTGTGTTTAGTCCGTAACTACGTGTTGCGTAGTCTGACTCAACGTTAGCGATAGAGATTGTTGCAGCGTTTTTGTCTACAACAGTCTGGTTTGGTTGGAAGTTAGGTGATAGTGGGTTAAGTGAAACACGTAACTGACGTGAAACTCCTGATACAACACCACTGTCTCCTGTAGCAGAGCCAGGTGTGTTAGAGTTGTTTGCCAATTCAGTGATTGTATCTCCTATCTCGATGATGTCAGATGCAGTGTCGTCGATAGTTAATTCTAACTTACGAGCCTCAGCATCCCATGCAACAACGCGACCAGTAACACCACCAGATACAGCAGTGATAAAGTTATCTTTCTCAAATGACCCTACAAGTGTTGCACCCGCATCGAAGGTAACAATCACAGTGTAAGAGTAAACCTTACCGTAGATGTTTGCGTTAGAGAATGATACTTCCGCGTTATTTGTGAATTCCCATTCAGTAGATGTTGGGTCTGCTAGGTAAAGAATTTGGTCAGCACCCGCGTCTGTCATTACGACACGTAGTGAGTTAGCAAATTTTCCTGCAGTCCTTCCTGCCCACTTCCAGTTGTTAGCAGCAGTTTCAACGTTTGCCTCATAGTCAGTCATTGACTTGATGATTGGAGGTGTAATACCAGTTGAAGTTTGCTCGTTAATTTCTGTCTTTGCAGCAGTTACAGTTTGAAGTGTAACAGTTGACCCATCAGTGTGTGCAGCAGCAGTAGAACCTAATACTCCGCGCTCAACTGTTAGGTCGTCCCCAGCTACACCAGAGATTCTTAGAAACTCATCGTCAATTCTGATGTATGAGTTTGTGCTTCCTGCAAGAGCAGTAGCAGAAGTAACTGTAAGTGTAGTGTCAGATGATGTAAAAGTAGAACCTTCGTTAATTGTAGAAGATGTGCCTGCAGGCTCAATAAGAGTGATAGATGATTTTGCAGCGTGTGATGCAGCAGATGTTTGTAACTGTCCTCTTGTTACGGTAACGTCGCTACCAGAAACTGCTTGGACAATCATTAATTCAGCGTCGATGAATAATACATCGCTTACGTCAAAGTCAGTTGCTGACTCAACAGTAAGTACTGTATCTGTTGCGCTGAATGAAGTGATAGTGAATTGTGCTGTATCAATCGCATTCTTAAGTGCGCTGTTATCTGCACGCACTACGCGAAGTGACCCGCCATACAATAAGAATTGTGCTGCAGTAAACCAATACTCATAGTTGAGGTTATTGGGTTTACCAAAGGTTGCTAAAAGTTCCTTCTCACTTGTGATAGTTGTGATGTCTTCGATGGGACCTTTCTCAAATGCACCTACGACAGCAGCGACGTTATCAACAGTCGAATTTACTACGTTAGTGAGGTCTCTTTCTAGAACAACAACTCCTGGGGAAAGTTGTGTTGATGCCATTAGATTAATCTCCTATGGGATTCCAATTTACAATGCTGAAATTATTTATAGAAAGGCATGTTTTCACTGGGGAAACAAGACGTGAATTACCAATCAGGGTAGTCACCAACAGGATTCTTACGTTTACGTTTACGTTTACGTTTTACTCTCCATATAGTACATGATTTGCATTCATATGCATATGCAGATGGGTTAGACCCTCTATCTTTTCTAGTCTTATAGAAATCGTTTCGTAAATTTTTCTCTTGACCACATATACGACATCTTCTATCTACAAACAGGAGATTGTCTAATTCAAACTCCTCTTCTATACTCATCGGTAGTCCCACATATAACTACGGTCACCATACTCATCTACATTCCAGTCTCTATCAGATGTCCACCTATCTCCTTCTTCATCTACAAATTCATGCTCATCTTCCAAACCATCTGATACAAATCCAAATGGAGACATGTCTGCTTCTATTGCTTCTTTCTGCTCTTGATACATACGGAGACGGACATCACTATCATGTAACTCTCTGAAATAGTCCGTAGTTGCTAACCATGAAAATATAACCAGACACATAGCAAGGTCATCATTACATCCTTCTTCCGCTTCCCATGCCTGACCTTTCTGTATGAAAGTAGTTAACTCTGTAATAATATCAAAGTCTGTAAAGACCAATTTATCGTCTTCAATCAACTGTTTCATGTTTGCACAACCAGTCTTCTTAACTGTAGTAGACATCTTTACACCTAATTGCACTTTACTACCAGAGAATCCCTGACCTACAACCTGTCCCGCTCTACCTCTCATGGAGCACATCAGTAAATTATCATACTCTAAATCAAACTGCATGATGTCTGCTACCTGTCCACCTATATCATTTACTTCTATTAATGTATACGCATGATTATATTGTGTGCATACCTGATGAATTATATTTGGAAATAAAAGCGGTTTAATTTTATTGTTTCTGTATTTTGCTACTAACCTATACGGTATATCTGTAGTGTCAATGATAGTAAATGCGGAATAGTCTTTAGTAATACCGCGTGCTACGTCAACTGTGCAGACATAATCATGTCCTTCTATAGGTTCTTCAAATATATCCAGTCCTGCACTAGATGTAAGCGGGTCATCGTATGGAAGTATCTTTAACTTACTAGATGTAATCAGCGTATTAACTGACCCTAAGAATTCACATTCAAACTCTTGGTTGAATTGCTCCTCAGATGTATTCTTTATAGTCTGCTCTTTCCATTCTGCATCTCGGCCAGGTACTTGTGACCAGTGCACCTCAGTTGTAGTATATTCATTCTTACCTTTCTCTGCATCATGCCATAGTTTATAAAACATATTCATACCCTTAGGGGTAGAGATGATTATAACCTTAGTTGACT